GTGAACGTGTGCCACTATCACCGTCGGGTTATGCATACATACGGAATGTTTATGCAGTCGACCAGATTTTTTTCGCTCGCTCACTTCGTTCGCTCGCCCCCTGCATCTCTACTGCCTAGGTGTTTCAGCAACCACTCGCTGTGCTCCTTCAGCTGAAACTTTGTAGGGGTATCCCCCTCTAGATGGCTTCCCTTTACAAGCCGGGTACGGGTGCCCAACAGTCTTACTCAGAAGAGGAAGCCGCCCCCAGGCGGCTACTGCAATATCCACCCCCCCATGCCCTACTGCCAGAATCCTCGACCGGGGGTATGCCGAGGCTACCCACCCCCTTATATCTTTATTATCTGTGTGGGGGATGTGTGGTTTTGTTGTATCTGTTTTGGTGGTGGGTTGTTGCATGGAGGTTTATGTCCCCCATCAGGGTGCCGCTGTTCCTGATTCCCGCTCGTTGTCGTGGAGCTTCACGTTATTGCTGTGTTTTTCGCCGTCGCCGGTTCGTGCTTCTCTCGTCTTCCTGCCCGCAGAGAGTTCTTATGGGTTCGTTTGGGGGCATGAGAGATCGACCACGTTTCCGTGGGTTGCGTCCCGCACCGTGCAAGTGGTGTACGACCTGAGCGGCCTGCGTGGGCCGGTGGCTAGATTGTATCACTGCATTCGGGGCATGGGTGTGCGTATGTGCGGCCTTTGTCATCTGTATTTATGATGTGGCGTGTGCCTTCGCATCTGTCGCAGTGATGGGTGGGTTGGTCGTATTGGCGGGCTGGTTCTGTGGCTGGTGTGGGTAGGTCGTTGTCGTAGGAGCCTGCGTTGAGCCAGGAGGCCGGGTAGGGGATGTATTGGTTGTCTCTGGAGAGCGGTGTTTCTGATGTGGCGAGCTGTTTACGGGTTGCTTCGATGATTTGTTCTGGGTCAACAATTTTGGTGTGCCGGTTCCATGCTTTCATGGCTTGCTGTTTGTTGACCTTCTTCGGGTAGATGGTCCACCATTGTTTGAACGCTTCACCGTCAGGTGAGCGTAATAGTTTGGGTTCTTGGGTTGTATTGGGTTTGGGTGCAGTGGTTGCACCCCTGGGTGTCGTAGATTGCACCCCTGGATGCACAGATTGCACCCCTGGCCGTGTTTCGTACACGATATCCACAGGCGGGAACATGAATCTGTAGGTTGCTGGCTGGTGTTGGTTCGCTGGCCGTGTTTCGACGATGAACAGGTCGTCGCATAGCTGGTCTATCGCTTTTTGTGTTGTGCGTCTGGAGGTCCGTGTTTTCGCTGCAAGGTTGTCGGTTGCCATCCAGAACTGGTTGTTGTTTTGGTCTGACACTGTGTCTGCGATTGCGAGGTGGATGGTGAATGTGGCTCCGTTGTACGGCGAATGCCTGTAGACGTAGCCGACCGCTTCTGCGCTCATGCTTTACCTTTCTTTTGTTCCCACTTTGCACCTTATCACCGTTTTAGTGATATCATCGTGACCGTACAGCTTTTTACCTTTCGCTGTACACACCCAAATGGATATGCGGGTCGAGCGGGCCCTCCCCACCCTCGGGGCCTGCTCCCCGTGTATCATGTGTCTGATGGCAGGAACAGACCAGTCCGGTAGACGTAACGTACCCGCTGAAGACAAAGCCCGATTCTGGCAGGCACGCGCAGCAGGTATCTCCATTAAGGAGTCATGCAAGATTGCTGGTATCCATTACAACACTGGACAGAAATGGGATGCGAAACGACGCAAAATTGAGGCTGACCAGGCAGCTGCCGATCTTGATGTCAAGAAAGCTGGTGCTAACTCTGGTCGGGAACGCCGAGAGCTACGAGCTGTCATCGATGAAGCAGGTGACCTCCCACCAGTCATCCCTTATGAGCGTCTAAACGAACGAGCAAAACGTGGATGGGACGACTTCGACTACTTCCGGCGTGTTTATCTGGGTCGCGTGCCGTCGCCGTGGCAGGTCGATGCCGCATACAAGATCGTGCAACACCTCGAGTCCGAAGAGAAAGAGTTTTTGGTGTTGAACTGTCCTCCGGGCGCAGGAAAATCTACCCTTTTTCACGACGTAGCAGTCTGGTGCATAGTACGAAATCGTGCGATTCGAGTCCTTATCGGCTCGATATCGCAAACACTTGCCAAAATGTACTCTCGGCGTATCCGTGAAACTCTCGAGCGGCCAACAGCACTCGTTGTAGACCCAGAACAAGTCAAAAAAGGGTTAGCTGTCGACGCTGAGGGTTGTTTGGCGCAGGATTACGGACGTTTCAAACCTCTTGCTTCTGGTTCGCTGTGGCGCGCAGAAGAATTTGTGGTCGAACAGTACATTCCGGGCGGTCTGGACAACAAAGAACCGACAGTTTCCGCATACGGTATCGATTCAGAGTTCATCGGTCACCGTGCCGACTTGTGCCTGTTTGACGACGTAGCGTCACCCGAGAACGCTAAAGAATCTGTCGCCCGTGACCGTCTGCTGGAACGCTGGGACTCAATGGCAGAAGCACGTTGCGATCCTGGTGGCCTTGTCAACGTGATCGGGCAGCGGCTCGGCCCAGGCGACCTGTACAAACACTGCCTTGACAAAGTGACGTACGACGACATTGAAGAAGATGACGGCGAGGACGCTACCGCAGAAGACGCAATGGTCGACCCAGTCAAAATTCCTAAATACCATCACCTGATCTACAAGGCATATTACGAAGAGCTTGACACCGGTAAACCGTCACGCCGCAAAGATGCACTTGCATGGCCTGAAGGACCGTTGCTTGACCCGATCCGTTTACCGTGGAAAGACCTGTCGTTTGTTCGCTACAACCAGCCACAAAAGTTCCGGGTCGTGTACCAGCAAGAAGACATCGACTTGGATTATCAGCTTGTCGAGCGACCACAAATTATCGGCGGTATCGCATCCGACGGTGTCGACTATCCGGGCTGCATCGACCGGGACCGTTTCCCAGGAAACATTACCCGTGGACTCAAACCACCGTGGGTATCAATCATTTCGGTTGACCCATCACCAGCAAACTTTTGGGGAGTAATTTGGACGATTCATCAGCCCGATCTTGGTTTGTATCACGTTGTAGACATCGAGCGCACCAAACTCACAGCAGAAGACCTGCTCGGTTACGATATGTCCACTGGCCGATATACCGGGATTCTTGACGACTGGTGTGACCGTGCAGAAGACATGGGTTACCCGGTATCACACATTGTCGTCGAAATTAATGCTGCTCAACGCTTCCTGTTGGCACACGATTTTGTGCGACGCTGGCAGGCATTACGACAAGTTCTCGTTGTCCCACACACTACGTCCCGCAACAAAATGGATCAAAACCTTGGTTTAGAGGCGCTAATACCTCCCGTTGTGCGTTCTGGTTCGCTGCGTCTGCCGTCTATGTCAAACAACTGGAAAACGTTAGCGTTAGTGCAAGAGCTCGAGACTTGGACTCGAGACAAAAAGAAAGGCACTGACTTGGCGATGGCGTTGTGGTTCATGTTGTTGCACGCACCTAAGTTGACCGAACCGAAACTGCCTCCTCGCATGTGGCGACCGTCGTTTTTAGTCAATTCGTAATGGAGTGCGACAACTGTGGAAAAGAGTTTGATCCGGTCGCGACCCGTTGGAGATGTCCACACTGTGGTTTGAAGCACCACTGCTGCGGATAATGGTATCCTTACGGCAGGAATGTCAACTATCTTGGAGTGCTCGTGAGGACTATCGAAGAAATTGTTGCGATGTACAATCATCGCCGTCGCATACTTGGCCCCGTACACGACCAAATGTTGAAGGTGCGTGAACTCGCTAAGGGTGATGTCATTGTACCGCTCAACGAGTTAGATCAGAACGCTAAAGCTTCTGTAGCTAACTTGCTGTCTGTCGGTTTAGATCAAATGTCGATGCGTGTCGCGTCAACAATGCCGAATCCGTACTTTCCTCCGATGAAGGAAGGTTCACAGCGTTCTAAAGAACTCGCTTCACTGCGACACAAAGCAATGTTGTCGATGTGGGACCAAAACCGTATGAACATGAAACTACGGCGACGAGCCCGTCACCTTCTCGGCTACTCAATGTCACCAATTGTCGTCAAGCCAGATTTCCGTCACAACACAGCAAAGTGGCATTTGCGTAACCCGCTCGACACCTACGCTGCACCGAACGAAGACCCAGACAACCCTGTACCAGAAAACGTAATCTTTAGGTACAACAAACCGTACTCATGGCTTATCCACAACTACGGCCCGCAGGTTGATGGCCGACTGCGTGTCGGTCGCCCCGAACCAGACACCCAATTTACGTTGCTCGAGTATGTGTGCGCCAACGAAATTGTTGTCGGTGTGTTGGGCGCAGAAGACGACCCCAACCTCAACTACATTGAGCGCGCAGGAATGGAAGTGCTCGAGCTGGAGCGCATCCCGAACCGTGCCGACTGCCCACTCGTTGTCATCCCGCAACGCATCACACTCGACACCCCACGAGGACAGTTCGACGACATGCTCGGAATGTTCTATACCCGTGCCCGTCTGCAAGCGTTGACAGAAATCGCCATCGAGCGAGGCATCTTCCCAGACGAGTATTTGGTTGCCCGCCCAGGCGAAAACCCAGAAATCATTGCGCTAGCTGACGGCAAGCGCGGCGAACTCGGCATCATCAAGGGCGGCGACCTACAAATCCAGCAGGTCAACCCTGGTTACAAGACTGACACAGCTCTTGACCGCATCGAACGTCAGGAACGTTTGGAGGGTGCTATCCCCGCAGAGTTTGGTGGCGAGTCTGGCACCAACATTCGTACTGGTCGTCGTGGCGAAAACGTGCTGTCCGCAGTGGTCGACTTCCGGGTGCAAGAAGCACAAGACCTGTTCGCTTCATCGCTGCTGGAAGAAGACAAGGTTGCTATCGCAATCGAAAAAGCGTATTTCGGTTCGCAACCCAAATCGTTCTTTATGCCGGGACGAGCACAATCCGGCAAAGTTGATTACACCCCGAACAAAATTTGGGAAACAGACTTCCACTACGTTTCGTACTCAGCTAGCGGCTCTGACGTAAACAACCTGATTGTTGGCCTCGGTCAACGCATGGGCACCGGCATGATGTCAAAAGAATCTGCCCGTGAAGCCGACCCGCTGATTGGCGACCCAGAGCTAGAGCATGACCGCATCACCTCCGAAGGTATCGAGGCAGCGTTGCTTGCATCTATCCAGCAACAGGCTGCGAACCCCGAAGGCCCATATCAGCCTGCCGACCTTGCGTCATTGACTAAGAAAGTTATGGTCGAAAAGAAGTCGCTGTTTGATGCTGTCAGCGAGGTTGATGAGGAAGCCCGTGAACGTCAAGCACAAGAAGTACCACCTGACGCACCCGAAGCAATGCCAGGACTGGCTGCTCCAGGAATGGGTGCTGAGGCACCAATGGCACCACCGCAAGGACAAGAACCATCTCTTAACGCTCTTCTCGCACAGCTCGGAGGCTAATCATGGCTGAAGCCGAATTCACTGGGCAGACGTACGGACAGGCTACGCAACAGGCACAAGCTCAACGGGCTGTGCCTACTGGCTCACCTCCTACCGAAGTCCAAGCACAAAAAATGTCTGCACCTGTCACAGGTTTGACTGCACCGACGGAACGACCTGACGAACCAATTAGTGCAGGTTCGCCGTTTGGCCCTGGCCCAAACCGTGTGTCAAATCAGCCACGCAAACTGTCCAGCGTTGACGAAGTAGAAGACCAGCTAGCTGTGCTGTACGAGCTGTACCCTAACGAAGGTCTTGGGTTGCTGTTGTCTCGTTTGCGGGAGCGTCGCCGGTGAGTGACCCTCGTGATATGTCCGTTGAGGACGAAACAAAGTTGTATGCCGAACTTGCTGCCTCCGAGAATCGCCGTAATACTTATCGGAGTACAGCAACACCTGATCTTGCTGAAACCATTGATCGGGTAGTTCGTAACGCACCGAACGTTGACCCAGGGCTCGCACTGTCTGTGGGCCGTGGCATTGTCAATGGGCAGGTCGATTACGACGATGGCGTAGACCTTGCGATAGGCGCAACCAAAGCTCAGATCGAAACAACGTTGCCAGAACCTGAGGAATCTGGTCGAGGATGGTTCGGTCGGATTGCTGACGGAGCGCAAGAAACTTTGAAAAGTGGTGTGAAGTGGGGCATTGCAGGACTTGAGTTCGTCCCACAAGTCGTCACCAACGTTGCTTCTCGCGCTGCCCCGCAAGGTGGCATTGATCGCAACAGAGAATACTACGAAGCACCAAAGACAGACTTTTTTGATGGACTTATTGCATCTACCGATCTTGGCTCTTTGTTGTCCGGCGCAGAATCAGGCAACGGATATTTTATTGGCGAAGCAGCGTTAGAGGAACAACAGAAAAAAGTTCGTGAGTACCGTGGCACAATTGATGGCGAGGGCTGGACCTTCGGGCGCGCGTTCGCTCTTAACGTTTCGCAACCTGGGTCACGCGAGTACAACATTATGTCCGGGATTGTTGATGCAGCTGCGGCTTTGGCTATCCCGTCAGTACCAGGCGGCAAAGTCGCTAGTGCAGGCGCAACAAGAGTTGCTGATGCCGCAGGTTTGCGTCGTGTTTCTGGATTAGCAGATGGCTTAACACCTTACATTGAGCGGGCACGAGTCAACCCGTGGCTGCAAAGCAGATCAGGCCGAGCAGTCAACGAACGCATACAACAAGTCCAAAATATGGACGAAGCACGCTCGCTGTTTCCCAAAGCTGACGCTGTGTTCCACAAAGACGTTGTAGACGCAAAGACTTTTCAAGATGTCAACTCGTTGCTTGAAGAAAGTTTGGGTCTTGCCAAGTCTGGTTTGCAGCGCGTTGACGACCTTCGTGTTGGCAGGCTGGACGATACACGCCGCAAAATGAAACTAGCTGCACAATCGTCTGGTCGCCTCGGTGCAATCGTCCCCGGCAGAGAGTTCGTTGTCGACGCAAGCGACGTTCGCGAGCTCACAAAAACAGTCGCTGACGCAGATGCGTATATGCGTACAGTCCGTGTCGACGCTGATGTACGCAACGGTATTACAAAACGAATGACGGAAGCACTGTCGGGAAACAACCGTTCCGCAGCGAGACTCGTTCTCAAAGAACTAGAAGACGAAGTTATTTCATCAATTACTAAATCTGGTGGCCCTCTGGCGCGCAACATCAACGAAGATTTCGTCAGAACAATGTTCAAGGAGTATCGCGAGGGCGTTGACCAGTTTGTTAACTACGGCTTTATTGACGATGCAGGCCAAGCAGTCGCAATTGATGACCTAACGATTGAGGTATTCGACAAAGGCATTGGCGAAGTTGTGGTGCAAAAAGGCGGTTCAATTGCAGCAACCGCACAGTTATCCACAGAAGCCAAAAAGTTTTCAACATACTTTCCTGATGCACGCAAACTACGCCGCATTACCTCGAAGTATTCTTGGTTGTGGACCAAATCAACAGAAAACGCAGCTGTTTACGGCGACGCTAGAGGTTTCGTGACAGCTCTTGACTTTGTCCAGAACAAAGTGTGGCGACCACTGACCCTTGTCACCGGCGGCTATATGTTCCGTAACATGCTCGAATCTATTATGCGTCAAACCACCGCACGGGGCATCGCATCCGGTCCAACTCACCCAATGCAGTGGATTCAAACAATGACCGGCTACAAATTCGTAGGTGATCTTGAAGGCACACGCTGGCTCGGGGAAGCCGGACGCATGTCTAGAGAACGCAACAAAGAATTTTTTGAAGGTACTGGAGCAAAGATCCGTGAAATGCAAGACCCAGTCTTTTTGCAAGAACAAGCCGTCCTTCAGGGCCGTTTTGCTCTCGCAAAAAACACTGATGCGCCAAGTGATTACGCTCGAGGCGTAGCTACAGAAATTCGGTTGCTTGCAGGTGACGAAGTAGCTCGCCAGCTAGCCCGAGGCGCAACAATCGACCAGGTTGTCGAGAATTTTTTGACACAGCCGCAAGGCCGCAAATACGTCCAAGATTTGCAGTCGCGTTGGACAAATCGCGTCGTTACCAACGCAGACGGCGCACAAGTGCAAGGCACAGTCAGGTTTATCCACCCAGACGACACCCTCGACATCGACAACCTTAAAGCGTACGTTAAATCAGTTGACAACCGCCTTAACATGAAAACAGGGTCGCGCAAAGAAGTTGTCGACGGCAAAGAACAGTACATTGCCAACACAGGTTACGAAAGTCTGCGTCAAGCAATCGCCAACTCTCAAGGAGGCGAATTAGGACGTTTTGTTACTCGAGGAGGCGCAGAAGCTGACGCATTTCGCAAAGTCAACGTCGGCGCAAAACTAGAAGACGGCTACGAACCATTCGAATACACAGACGAATTTATCCAAGAAATTCGCCAAATTGCTGCCGAAGCAGACAGCCGTCTACCGGAATTAGTAAAAATCGCACCACGCCTTGAAGAACAAATGATCCGAGGCCAGTCGAAAGCTAACTGGTTTGACCTCACCACCAACCACTTCTTTAGCAGTGTGTTCGGCAAAAAAGAAGCATTCCTGAACCGCTCACCAGTCTTCAGACAGTATTACTACAAAAAAATGCGTGATCTTGTCGACGCTGGAGAGCTCTCACCAGAAGGACTTGCTCGAGCATACGAAGGCGTAGCAGAAGGCGGCTACCGCTACTTCAACGACAAAGTAGACGACCTCTCTCGATTGAAGCCTAACGCCAACGGCAAATACACCTGGGATGGCAGAGAAATCAGCCAACGTTCCTACTTGAAGTTGTTAGAAGACGCGAAAAAAGACGTTGCTAAAGCAAAAAGAAACGTTCGTGCAGTTGGCGGCAGATACGAAATTCTTGATGACGCATGGGCCGCACGCTACGTTGGTTCGAAAGAGCTGTGGCAAAAAATCAAAGACGCACGCTCAGGCAAATTCACGCCGACACCAAAAGCACGCACCCGCCAACTCGAAGCACTTAAACCAGATGCAAAGGGCCGCTACCTTGTCGACGGCAAACTCGTATCACAACGCCAATACGACGAACTACTTATCGCGTCACGAGGGCTGTCACTCGAAGAAGCCTCATTTGCCGCAAAAGCATTCGCAATGGAAGAAACCAAACGAGTGTTCTACAACGCAGCAGAAGTCAACAACTTTACGGACATCATGCGAATCGCAGTCCCATTCGGCCCAGCATGGGGCGAAGCAATGCGCTTCTACATGAAAGACGTAATCACAAAACCAAACCGAGCCAAAAACCTTGCAGTATCCGTACAAGGCATCCGTGACGCAGACCCAGACGGCGACGGCAGAGGGTTCTTCTACAAAGACCCAGTCACCGGGGAAATGCTATTTAACTACCCGTTCTCACCAGACCTACTTCCGTTCATAGGTGCAGAAGCAGGCGCAATTGCGTTTGAAACATTGTTGGGCCGAGGACGCAGAGCAGGAGTGGTCGCAGCTGGTGGAGCTCTCGCAGGAGCCGGTTTAGGATACATTGGTCGCAACGAAGTCGACGACGCACTGGGGGACGCAACGTTCCGGCTACAGGCACCAGCACAATCACTATCACAATCATTTCAAGTGTTACCTGGGTTCGGTCCGGTTGTACAGATGTCTGCCGCAAAGATTTTAGGCAGCAGACCAGAATTTGACGATGTGATGTCAGTCATTTCTCCGTTTGGATCGTACGAAGATCCTCTGGCAACTCTTGTGCCGTCATGGGCACAAAAGCTGACACAAGCGATTACTGCCGATCCAGAGAATGATCGCTTTTATGCGGACCTGTACATTGAGTCGTTCCGTGCCATGTATGCCACTGGCGACTACGACAACACCAACACCGTTGACATGCAAAACTTGCGTAAGCAAGCAGCTTTGACTGCAAGGACGTTGCTGGTGTTGCGCTCACTCGGACAGTTTGTTGGACCTGCACGACCAGAACCAGAGTTTATTGTGCCAACAAAATTTGAAGGCCAGGTGACCGTCAAAGATGTCGAGTTGCTTGTTGAAAACAATATTCCGGCATCAATTCTTGCGTCGGTGTTCCGCACCATGCAGGAAGAAGACTACGAGAACGCTGTAGTCAACTTCTTAGATGCGTTCGGCGCAGAAGCAATGATGTACCTTCCAGGTTTGTCAAACAGCAATGTGCAAGGTTTGCAGGCAACAGATGTGTTTGGTGACTGGGAACGACGCAACACAGATGTTACCGAGGCTTATCCCAACGTTTTTGGATATTTTGCTGATGTTGGCGGTGAGTTTGAGCTGTCGACTTACTTGCGCCAGATCCGGTCAGGCGACCGTGAACGTATTACTGACCCTGCGTTGCTGCAACGTGACGCAGAAGCCGTCGTCGGTAAAGCTCTGTACATTCATGAAGTTCGTAAACTTGGTGACGACTTGTCACAACGCACAGAAGCAGAATTGCGCCGGTACCGTACCGACCTTGAAAACGCTCTTCCAGGTTTCAAATATCAGCCGCTTAACATCAACGAACGTGAACAGATTCGTGGCGAGCTCCTAGATGCAGCTGTCAACTACCCAGGTTTAGCAGACAACGCTATTGCGACCGCTCTTAGGACTTACTCTGTTTATCGAGATGAAGCTCTCGCAATTGCGATACAAAGAAACGAAGGTGTCGACACCGGCAAATTGTTATCCCGCAAAGATAACGCTGATCTGCGACAATGGTTACGCAAAGTAGGCAACACTTTGACTTCACGGACACCAGAATTCGAACGAGTTTGGACTCGAGTGTTTTTTGGCGAGGTTGACTATTTAACTGAGCAAGAAAGAACGACTAATGAGTGAAAGCGGAATAGGTTCAGCAATGGGTAGGTCTATCGTCGGTGCTAGCAGCAACGATGTAGACCAACTAGGTCTTGGGAGGCCCCAGCAGTTCCCAAACATAGATAATTCTTCTCCGTACCAGCCGCCACCTCGCAAAGTGATTGTCAACGGTCAAGTCAACAACAAATACACAGGCATCGGGCTCGTCAACAAAAACAACGAATTTCAGTTTTACGACAGTGCAGGAACACCTGCTAACTACAACCTGCGTAACGACCCGCTACAAGTGTATTTGTCGCTGCCACAAGAAGAACTCGATGGTCTGCTCGGCCTGATGGAAAACGTAGGTTACCGAGTGGACACTCGCGGCCAGCAGCTGTCGGCAATCGAAGAACTTATGGAAGCGTCAAACGTCATTGGACGCACCTACGACGTAACGTTGCGAGAGCTCGGCATGAAAGCCCCAGGGATGGCTCGGTCCGCACCACGATACCGGGTGTCAGCTCCTGGCGACATTCTTTCAATCGGCAATCAAGTTGCAAAAAAAACGTTGGGACGCGAGTTCAGTGAAGAAGAAGGACAACGCTTTGTTGCTTCCTATCAGCAAGCGGAGCTCGGCTACCAGCGTGCAGGGTCTGGTGTCGTCACTGCGACACCTTCCGCTGATGTTGCTGCTGAACAGTTTGCTGAACAAGTTGCACCTACTGAAGCTCAGGGTTACAAGTATTTAGGTGCTGTAGACATGCTTATGCGCAACGTAGGAGAAATCTGATGGCAAATTACGATGTAGATATTTGGGGAGAGTGGCGAGCTGAGGAACACCCAGAGTTTTACAACTTTTTGCGCTCTATTCTTCGCCCACCAATGTTGCTCGAGTTTGATTCTCCTGGCTCTATGGCTGGCCTGAACCGGCGAGAAGCTGCGTTTGTACGCAAGTTGCGTGAAGACATTTTGCGTAGCGATCTTTCCGACACAGGGATGTTGCGGAAGGTTATTGCGCCTGCGCCAGGAATGAATTTCGCCAACACTGTTCGAGAACTCGAAAGTCTGCGCCGACAAGACATCGCTGCTTTTGCTAAAGCAGAAGTTGTTGGCAACGACTTGATGTCAGAAGTCGAAAAGTTTGTAGATCCCCCAACGCAAAGCTATTTGCGAGGCGGCAACCCAAATTTGCCAGATCAAGACCGTGAAGTCCTGGACAACTTTCTTGCTGACCCCTTCGACATCGCAAACGTCAACGCTCTAAAAAACATTGGGGACGAACGAGATTCTGACGTTTCGTCAGATTACAAATTTAAGCAGGTAACAAATAGTTGGAACGAGCTCACTGACCTTCGTCGCGCGTATGGCCGTGCTGATGCTGGTGGTGCTGCGGAACAGACATTTCGTGATCGCACCCCTGAAAATCTTGCTGCGGCCCCTTCGCCAGGGATGAATTTCCCTATTCCAGACGATATTGCTCCTGGGCTTACTGCGGAATCAGATTTGGGGTTTCGTTTTCCTGGCATGGACAAAGATTTTTTCCGCAGTTTCCTTACGCCTAGCGAGCTACAACAGCTTCAACAAGTTTTGTCTCCTGGAGCTTACAAATATCTGACTACCGGCGTATATCAAACAGAAACCTCAGCAAGAATCCCTGTCGAATATGTTTCTGACGAAGAACGAGAACTACTTAAAAACTTGGCTCAAGACCCTGGTTCCGTCCGGGGAGGTCAATTGACCAATCTTACTGCGGATCGGGTTACACCCGATGTTCTTATAAACGTAGTCGACGGCATTATTGTCAACAGACGAAATTTTGAACAAGCATCTGAATTCGAAACCGAAAAAGATCGCCAGGTCGACTCGACAACAAAACCAAATGTTCCATTGCCCCCTGGACAGCGTTACGTTTACGACCCAGATCGTAACTTGTGGCGCGTATTTGGCACCCCTGGGGGTGGTCAACCGCAACAATATATTCGTTTCGTCAATCAAATGGGCGAAACAGTTGACGAAAATGGCAATCGTATCCAGGACGGCCCTGGCCGAGGGTTCGGCCCAGAGCGAGGTCCAACTACCGATGAAACTGCATTGAGAATAGCGCAACAGGCTGTTCAAAATCGTTTGGGTTCGTCTTCTGAAGGGCCCGTTCCTGGCCGACCAACTGGCGGCCCAACTCGTCAACAAGAACAAGATTTCGCACGAGCAGAATTTGGTGCAGGCCAACAAACAACAGTTAATCAAGCTGCGTTAGCGGGAGCAGAGTTCGGTGTTGGCGGTCCTGCTTCTGATCGTGGTTTTCAAGAAACAGTGCGTGGTGGATTTAGCACTGGTGACGAAGAAGGCGACACACCGACGTTTGTGTATGACCGGGAACCAGCACCAGTACCCGTTGACTGGAGAACAGCCGCACAGGAAATGTACCCTGAGTACCTTGCAATCGTTGAAGACAACCCAGAAATCGCTTTGCTGCTAGAAAAAGCAATGGGGCCACCTGAATATTCAGAAACCAAGTTTGCTGCCGAGCTTAAAAAGACAAACTGGTATAAAACCACTACAGCTACAGCCCGTGAATGGGATCTCGCCT